GATTCTAGTTGTCGGATGGTTCGCTAAAGATTCTAACAGTACGGGCAACGTAGAAGATCAAATGTCTAGTCATGGTGACGGCGAAGGCTAAAAGTTTTGTTTGCAAACAAAAGATAGAAAAATAAATTAAAGGTAGGTAATAGCTAGTTATGAAATCAAATAAACAGAAGTGGGCGCAACGTCATGCGGAAGGTAAAACCAAATTAGACGTTGCTATTGAAACACAGCTAAGTGCAGATGCGGCATTTATCTTTAACAGCGTGAAAAAGGCAACGGAAAAAACCACACGCAAAAAGGTTGATGCGCTTGCAGAGGCCAATGAAGATGCGGCGGTAAAGATCGAGAAGGCCACAACTAAGAAACAGGCCGAAACCGCTAAAGAGGCCGAAGTGAAAGCGGCGGGCGATAAGGCGCTAGACGCAAAAGCGAATGAGCCAAAAGTTAGCTTGTAATTAAAATGGGATTGTTTGACAACATTCTTAGCGGTATCGGTACAGGGCTAGCGGTGTACGGTACTGTACAGCAAGGGCAACAGCAACAGGGGGGCGCGTGTCGCGCGCCTTCCGGTTGTTTTCAATGTCAAATGAACGGGCAAGGCGATATTGCGGGTTGTATTGATGGTTTAGCCGCGCAGTTATACCCAAACCTTGTTAACGGCGCTATCCCTAACGATCAAGTTTTGCAGATGTACCGTAATGCTCTTGCGGCGGTAAGTAATCCGGCGTATCTAAGGCAATCAGATGCGTATGTAACGCAAATGAAGGCGGTACTAAACGGTGCGATCAATCGTTATGTACAGGCCAATCCAAATACGGGCAGTACAGGCCAAACAACTACCGTGTTAAATGCGAATGGGCAGTTAGTACAAGTGCCAAGCGGCGGCACTTCTACTACGGTTGTTACCGGAATACCAAACAGCTATCTTATCGGCGGCGGGGTTGCGTTGTTGGCGCTTGTTTACTTTCTAAAAAAGTAGTATTGTTTTTGTATGAGCAAGAACGGAACATTTATATCTAATCCAAGTCAACGACAAATTAATCTTGACCGCGCGCGTTCTGATAGGGAATTTAATGACCGTTGGAAGTATGGTAAAAAAGATGCCGAAACAGAGCAACGGGAATTAGACGCGCGCAGAACGGAACAATTAGAACAGTTAAATATACGGTTAGGCCGTGATAGGGATTATGGTAAAAATCCGGCGAAGTCTAAAGATATAAACTTACCAAACACCAATTTATACTTGCAGGGTTTCGGGCATGATCTAAACGGTAATGCAATTATTAAATTAACCTTCCCAAACTCGCGCGGGTTTTCAATTCAAACAAACGGAACGTCTTTACATCGTTATTACACACGGCATATACACGATGATTTAATGCCGGATGATTTAGCAGAGATAGCGCTTGCCGTTGTTAGTTATATTGAGCAATACGGAAGTGATCGACAGAAAAAACAATTGCATATGTATTCTAGGAATCCGCGCGGCGGGGCGGCGGTTTCGGTTGCGAATCCAAACGAAAGACTTTGGATTAAATACGGCGGTTCTAATCGCACCGCGAGCGCAAATATCGTTAAACTCTGCGTTGCCGTTGCAACCTATTTTCCAGCCTTTGTTTCCGGCCACAAAGTCTAGCGTTTGAATTGACCCGGAGGCGTAGATGCCCAAGTTGTTAGAATAAATGTGCGTGGCGTCGAACCACCAGCCAGCAATTCGATTGTAAGGGGCATAGCAAGCGAAACCTTGCTTGGCCGCGAGAGCGAAGAATTCGTTGCCAGCGTGATCCATCATCTGCAAGCCGTAGTAGTCAGTCTTAATAGTGCCTACGTTCGCAGCAATCTGGCCCATTACTAGGTGCCCGGCATTGCTTCCGTGATGCCAGATCATTGAGTAACCCTGTAACGTTTGTTCGCCAAGATAAAAATAACCAGCGCCGGAGTTTTCTTTCGACATCATAAAGCTGACGCCACACCCGAATACTCCAGTCTTTAACATTTTATTGTCGAAACACCAGCCAGCGATTTGCGCCCTAAGATCGGAACCGTCTGTCGAAACCTCGAATATGTTATTAGTCCACGCAGTCCCGTTTCCGACCATTACGCCGATTCCGTATCTATTGCAGCACCAATAACACGCAGGGTCGTATACCATGCCGGTTGACACGTGGATTAAATTGCTTTTAAACACATACAAACCCTCGCCCGTGCAGCAGCTTGCATGATTTGATCGAAGGGTTGTGACGGCCCATCCAGAGCCAATACCGGCGCAAGATTGCCCGGATATTTTATAGTTGTCGAAATTCCAGCCAGCGATTTGATTGCAAGCGTTTGCGCCGTTAATATCAGTATCAGACCTAAAAACATAATTACCGATACCACGAGTTACTGCAAAACCGTATCTGCCTGTCCAACCGTTATTATAAATCTGACCATGCCACTCGCCATATGCTGAATCGGCACGATGACTATAGATAGTCGATTCAGTCGAACTCATTGCTACGGTTCCTGTTATGACCGTTTTCGCAAGACAGTCACAAGTAACAGTCCAACCACCAATAAAGCCGCAGTTAGCAGTTATGGTTCCAGTCATACTAACATCGCCTGTGCAAGCATTGATACAAAACGTATTAGTTGCACCGTTCCACGCCTGAATACCATTAGCATTGAATAGAACCCCTGAAACGGTGCCATTGCCAGCATTTAAGGCAGTTCTAAAGTCTTTTGCAATGATTTGATTAGCGGTAATATCGTTATTTTCAATCTGCTTAGGCGTGATTTGCGTCGTAATGATTGAATAAGCAGAAGCAGAGCCGTTCTGATCGAGCGCTCTAACCTGATATTGCCATTCCTTTGCGTAGGTCAGCGTGGTAATGTCAGAATCAGTAAAAATCTTAGTTAAAACATTATCGTTTATCGTTGTTAATGTGCCTGAAGGATATTCTTTGCGCTGAATCTCATACGCTTTGAATCCGCGTGTTGTTGTGCCTGCGATTGTAAGCTGAATACCGCCGTTTACTGCTACCGCTGTCAGAGTTGGAGTGCTTTGAGCTGAAATAGTAGCGCCGATGGTTGCCGGTGTTGCTGAATAGTTGTCGCTTGTGTCTTTTGCGGCAATCCAAAAGGTATATGCGCCTGTTGTTGCATCTTCGTATTTAAATTCTGCTGCTTTTGGTTTGCCTATTGGAGTTCCCGCCGCCCATGATACTCCTGAACGAATTTCATAAAAATCAATATCAATGTCAGAAATAGGAGTCCATTTCAGTAAGATACCGAACTTTTCTACTGTTGCAGTAAAATCAGATACATTTTCGGGCGCTTTCTTTTTGCCGAGCAAAGTCTGACTTGAAAGGTTTGTCCACTCGCTTCTGAATAGGCCGCTAGTATCTTGCGCCCTTACTCTGAAATTGTAGACACCGGGAACGATATTCAGAATATCGACGCTTGTAACGCCTGTTAAATTAGGCGTTGTAGCCTGCCAATCTTTGCCGTCTTCCTGAAACTGAGCTTCAAACAAATCAGCGCGTGCGTCTGCTGGCCTTACCCATGAAAGCGTAACACACTCAAGAATTGCTGAACCTGTCTGTTTTAAGAACTCAGAGATTGCTACGCCGGTCGGTGCAGGCTGGAAGATTGATTATCTTGGGAACGCTGAGTTCAACAATATCAAAGCTCGCGGCGCGATTAGAACTGCCGTATTTATCAAAGACGAGATTAGCGTAATCGGCGGTAGAACGCTGATAAGACCAGCGTCTACGCTTAATTCTGACGTTTGTATTTCTAATGACGATGGTGCTTATTTAATTTCAGATTCTACGCAGTTTAAAACTGGTGATATTGTTAGGATTAAAGACGGAGTTAACGACTTCTGGGCGAATGTTTTTTATTGTGAAAATGCAAGTCCATATCTATGGTTACGACCTACTTATGGCGCGGGGTTCTTGGCAACAAAAGGACAAGCAGTTATAAACTATGGCCCTGCAAACTCAGGTGGTATTCTGCTCGACGGACAATGCCCTTACATCGACATTTACACCCACAATGGTTCACCTTGGAACTGCACCGACAGCCGCGTAAGACTTGGCAATCTTGCAGGATGGGGAGCGTTCTGTTCTTTAATTCCAACTTACGGAATCGCAGTTGGTGCTATGGCTGGCAATTACATGACTTACGATAATGTCAGCGGCGTTCTTGCTCTTAAAGGCAGCATGATTATTACCGGCGGGTCAGGGATTGCTAGTTTAAGTGATGCGGGCAATCTTGCTACCCTTAACGATATTACCATGAGCTAGAAGTAAAATCCCAACCCGCAATTTGATTGCAGGCGTTTGCGCCGTTAATGTCTGTGTCAGCCCTGAAAACGTAAACGCCTGCTCCGCGAGTTACTGCAAAACCATATCGGCCAGTCCAATTACCATTATTAAAAATTCTTCCCATACCTAAGTAAAGCGTGTTATTTTCAGGGTAATATTTAAACTCACCAACGAATTTAAATGTATTTTCCGTAGTTACTACTCTACCTGTTCTAAACCCAAGCCTCTTAGCCTCACCAATAAGGGCGGCTTCAACTTCGGCGTGGGGGGCTTCTGTCCAATATAAAATTGAATCGCTTCGGTGCTGTGAGACGCTCCATTTACCTAATTTGCTAAAACCGTATGATACTACAGGATTCATTTCTTTATCTGTATCAACACTTTCAATATAGTATAGACTTTGGTTGTAATCTGCATTAGGGTTTTTTCGCCATGTGCCAACAACTGATTGTTTTGATTTCAGCACCCACTTTTCAAACTGCTCAAAGGTTATTTCGGTGTAGCCGTTTTGAACGCCGTTGCAAGCAAACCATTGACTTGGTGATAGCATATTATAATTAAAGTACCCGTAGTCTTTTATTAAACTACTTACCAAGTTATTTTTTATAAGCTTATAAGTATCTTTGTTAATTGCTATAGCCCACTTTTCAGGCGGTTCGGTAAGTTCCTTAACGTGCTGCTCATCCACAACTGGCATTGTATTAGCCTCCAATTTACCCACCCTATCGCTAAGCTGCCTTAGTTGCTCCTTTACCGATGGGCGTATGAAGTCTGAGGCGGGGTAGACTGTATACGAATCAGTAATGCCATGAACAATAACATTTATTCTATCTACTTTATAAAAGTACATTCCAACCATTAATTTCACTTTATGAGAACAATTAGATAAGTGTTTAATATGTCGAGCCTCCCGCTTCGTACTAATATGTATGCACTCGTTTTCTTTAAGGTCTTTTAGTTTTTTCATAATGTTATTTTGTTTTAGGTGGGTTATGTATCGCATTCCATTTCTCAACATGTGGCAATTGTTGTTTTAGATGCTCTATTGCCAAAACATAAGACTGTTTAGTTAATTTAAGCTGCTCAATCTCAAACTTAAGGTTGTGGCGTTCAATATATTCATTAAGCAGCTCTTTTGTCGATGCCTCCAAATGCTCAAAATTCTCATATCTCCATATAAGGCGTTGTAGTAATGCCGTTTCTTCTTTGGTTACAACTAATTGCCCATACCTATCCGCATCGTATAGCAGGCTGTTTATAAGCTCTACAGCCTCTTTAGATTGGGCTACCGTTAGCGCTTCTACACTGGCACGCTCTTTTACGTGGTCGGGGCTATTGTAGTGAATCGGCATCGGTGGAGTTGTTTAGGGTTTCTGTTTTATGGTGAGTTTTACCTGATGTATATTCATAGCTTATTTTTCCTGTGCAATCGGTATAGTACACGTAATTACCCGCATCCATAAACCGATAAACTTTGCATCCATCATTTTCAAACAAAAAATCTACTTTAAATTCTGAGTTTGTAGTTTGGTTTATTTGCTGGGCATCTTTTTTACACCCTACAAGCGTAATAAATACCATTGCTAATAATATTTGTTTCATTATTGTTCGATTATTTTTGCCGTTACACGGTCATTTAAAATGTATAATGTGCTATCGTCAGTTATGCGGTTAAGCATAATATCATGTAAAAAACCGTTCTTAGTTCTTGTTACAAACATAGCTGTTACTTGTGAAAAATAACCCCTTGTTTGAATATCGCCCCGCTTTACCTGCTCATGCCATAAAAAAGTCATTCGGGTATTCGGTTGGCGTATAGGTCGCATTACTCCTCGTTTGTCCATATCGTAAAGTTTTAAACCGCCCCGTTATGAGGCGGTGGTTAGTTAATAAGTTCCGTAGCCTTGTTGCTGCTGTGGTTTGTCGATTTTCCAGCCCTGAGCTTGCAGGTAGTGCTTGCCATTGTATTCTGATCCTCGCAAATTTATATGAACCGTTACAGGCATGCCGGGTACAACACCATCGAGCATTGAGGTTTTATCCTTTACAAACTCAACAGGTATTTTTTGGCTGTACTGTTCTTCAGTCTCTACAACAATCAAACGCTTTGTAAATCCGCTTGTGCCTGCCGTTTCTACCTGTCCTACCAAAAATACTTTTCCTTTTACTTCCATAATTTAAAAACTTAGTTTATCTATACTGTTATTAATTTGTTCCTGTAATGCCGATATTTTGGCGTGTGATTTTTCAACGTATTCGGCAACGCTTATGCTTATCGGTTTAGCCTTTGTGCCTATATTTACAATGCTATCCCGTGTGATTGACTTAACAAATATTGTCCTGTATCTAAACTCAGGGCGAAAGCTGCAAAAAAAATGCGTTTTAAGCGACGGGTTAACACTAAAAGCGTGCAGGCATTGGTGTATGTGGTCTAAGGGAATACAGTCGCCTAAAACAGTCTCTATGTGCTTCTTTGCGCCAGGGCATTTAATTTCGGAGGTAATGGATAAGTCTTTGCTTATACCGTCAATGCTGATGCCTAATAATGGGTGCTTTTTTGATTGCAGCCAGCCAGCCTCGATTAGTTCAACGCCGATGTATGCGCTTAGTGACCGCCTTGCTAAGGGCTCTAAGTCTTTACCTCTTTGCATATCGTCTGTTGTGTAGCCGTCCTCCAGTTCAAAGTCTTCCGTGATTTCAGCTAATAGGGTTAGTAAAAGCGTATCGGTATCGGTAAATAATCCCTTAGCACGTGTGCCGCTAACTTTTCCCCATCGTGTTTTATACCATTCCTCTGTGCCCTGCTCAACATCAAAATGCGCTACCATTATTTAAGGGTCGTTTTAAGTTTCTCCAACTTAGCCATAACGGTAGGGATTGCCTGTCTTGCTGGTGGAATTTGCGACCACCTTAATTTAAGGTCTTCTAAACTTGTAGCAGCGGTTAAGTGGTCTATCTCAGCTTTGTCATCGGTAGCTATTGGTGCAACAAATTTCATAAAACGTGCTACATGTCCAAACCTTTTATCAGGCATAGCGTAAAGTGTAAGCGGTTTGCCTATCCAATGCTCCATAAACTCACTGCCAAATTCCTTAGCGCAAAACTTAGCATTAGTGTTATTTAGGATAACTGGTTTGTACAATTCTGTCCCGCCTATCTCACGTAAAAAGAAGCCTGTTTTTACCAGTTTCTTCTGCGTTGACTGGTCAAAAGTTTCGGCATCCTCAAAACGCTCAATTGTTACATTCATTTCGGGCTTAAGCCCTTTTAATCCCGCTTTCAAATCTTCGCCTGAAATATACCTGCTGTCATTGTTTTTCCTCCAATGGGTTAATTGTTGTTCGCTCATAATTTATTAATTTAAATTGTTTAAGTAAGTTTTCAAATCCCCGTCCATCTTCAATTCCTTTGCCTGTAGCCCATTGCTTTTTGAAAAAGTATTGAATGGTATTTCCGTTATACCAAAATTTTATTACAGATTTATCGCATGAAATAACATCCATTCCAAAATCTACAAGTTTAGCTTCTATTTGTTCAGGGCTGTGCATCTTGTATGATTTTTAAAATTACTTTTAGTGCCTCCTCTTTACGCTCAATCCATACGCTGCCATCGGAGCCATCAAATACGCAAATGCTATGGTTCTCGTCTGCCTCAATGTACTGGGCTGCCAATGCTTTTAGTTGCTCAATCATACCTCATGTTTTAAAACGGTTACATAAGCCAATTGGTTAGCGTTCTCCTGACGTGTGCTGTAATCCGAACCAGGCACATATCCAAGAGTATGCTGCCCCTTATCCTCTGCGTTATCCTCGTGGTAATAACTGTATTCGCATTCGGTGCGTGTACCCTGCGCCACTATAACGCCGTCAATCGTATGCCTCCACACATCGGGATAGGTTTCTTGTTCGTAGTCAGTAGGCTCATTAGCGTACTGCTGGTTGGATAGGTATTGGTCGTAGGTCATAGCTTAATGCGGGTTTTTCCTGTTCCTAATTCGGGTTTAACCTTGATGGTTATCTCAGCTTCAATGCCGTTAAGGGCAAACAGCTTGCTTAGCGTTTTAGTAGTTGGGTTAACCTCTCCTTTTTTAAGCATTAGCATTGTAGTTGCGTTAGTGCCAAGTACTTTTTCTTCACTGCCGCAATGCCTAACCAATGTTTTGTAGATTTCTTCTGCTATATTCATGTTTATTTTTAGTTTTTTACGTATAAAATCAAAGTTCGTTCTCCCTTTCCGTTGTGTGCTTTTTCCTCTGTTATAGCCGACACTTTAAATGATAAATTATCTAAACTATCTAAAAATTTAAGCCCTTTTATCTTTATAGTCGTGTCTTTATTAATCACCGTTTTCATATAATGTTTCGTTTTAATTACACTGCAAACATACAATGAATAATTTAAATATAAAAATAAATTTAAATATTGTTTTTGTAAAGTTTTTGTATATCTTTGCTTCATCAACAAATAACAATTACTATGTACACATCACTACAATTATTACAGGCTGCCAAATATTATAACGCTTATCAAGGAGTTCCTGTAACTATGAAATCCTGTACTAACCTTGTAAATTTATTAGGTGACAGGGTTGTAGAAATGGCTCAAGAAAGGGGATTTAATCACATCAACAAATAACAATTTAATTATTTCAACAGTTTTAGAAATAGCAAAAGATACTCATGTAAGGCATACCGCTTATTATTCTTTGACGGATGGATGTAGTGCATACTTTGAGGGAAATTCAGTAGATAAGCCTTTATATGAAGCTAAAAAATACGCTAAGGCTAAAGGGTACAGTGTATTAAAAGTTTTAGCCCTTAAAATAGGTAAACAAGATAAATCTTATTCACTATAACCAATGAGCAAACACGTACATATAGAAGGAACAGGAAAGCCGCTTAAGGTGGTGGCTGAACAAATTACGGAAGCAGCAAATGGCATTACTCCTGATGTAGAATATCCCGTTACATCTTTTTTTGAAGAGCCAACTGTAAAACACGGATGGGGTTTTTATATCAAAAATGATTATGGGTTTAGAAAAGCCTGCAACGAGAAAAGAGACTTTGAAGTAGAGGGCGGAAACTGGATAGTAACCGAACGTGCGCCGGTATAATGGAAAGGCTACTACAACTCCGCAGCGATGCCATACGTGCATACCTAAAAAAGCCCACACAGGAAAACAGAAACAAAGTATTAACCGATAATCTAGCCATGCAAGATGAAAACAAATAACTTAGAAGATTTAGCAGTAATAAAACACTTACTGCCATTAGAAAATAAAATTGATGATAGTTTTTTCAATATATTATCATTTCATTTTTGTTTTTTCAGACGTTCAACAAATACATTTACCGACATTAGGCTGGTAGTTGTATTTGAGTACAAAGGAAATAAGTGCAAATATCCATTTAGTTTTTACCCGCGTTCAGGAGAAAGTAGGGAGGAAGCGGCAAAAAGGTTATGCGCACGTTATAATGCGCCAAGATGCCCTAATAGCATTAAACTTACTGAAGCTGAATTTTACAATAAAGCCAAAGAAATGGGCAACCCGCTAACTAAAAAACTTGTTATTGAAAGCATTAACCACGATATAAAAAATGGGCATTATGAACCAAGAGACAATTAACCGCCTAAACAAAGCCAGGGAGCATAACAGTGACTACATACCACGCCGTTTATTTTGGAAGGGTATAGTTAGGATTTTACTGTTTTGGATGGCAGTTTCATTGATTACTTTTATTTACCTTATAATTAAAATATTATGGAAGTACTAAACAAAGAACACATAACACGGGGCGAGGCTGAAGTAATCACCCTAGACTTATTCGACTATAAACAGGTATGCATAGGCTCACAGGGTAGCAAGCAAGTTTTGCTACACATGTACCTGCCTGAGCATAAAATAACGCCTGATATAGAAGCCAACGCAGAATTCATCAAAGACTGCTTCAACGTATTAAACGAAAGCGGTAAAACAGCGAGGGAGTTGCTGGAACGTGTAAAAGAATTAGAAGATGGCATAGGCAGAATATCGGCTTTAGGAGGGGATAGTGCAAGCATACAGGCAAACTTTTTAGCTGAAACAGCTAAACAACTACTAAACAAATAACGATTATGGGAGTAATACATTATGACCCTTTTGAGGACAGCGATTCGGATAAAGCATGGTGCGGTACTGTTCTGGGCGAAGACTACAATAGCAGCAATGATGAACGATATATTACTTGTAAGCGTTGTGAAAAAGCCCTACCTAAAATTAAGGCTGAATTACAAAACATTAACGAGCATCGAAACAATGAAGATGCTGGATTTCTTGAATTTATGAAGTCCGAATATCCTGAGAGCATTTCATGAACCTAAACGAACCGCGGGACGCACCGGCTTACTTTATAGCAGGCTACAAAGCCAACCCTAACGAGTTTACAAGGGAGGAAGTAGAACTTGCATTTAAAGCAGGATGTTTAACCAATAGCGAAGTGGGGTGGTCAGGTTTTGAAGCGTTCATGAATAATCTTCGCCCCCTAAGCATCCCAGCCAGCGTAACAATTGAAAATAACCAGGTAATTGAAGTGAAATGGGAAATTACAGAATGACAGTGGCACAAGTTCGTAAAGCTATGGCAGGCAAAAAATATATATTGCTTAGAGACTACAATGGCTATTTATACGGGGTTAATTGCGCTATGGCTAATTATAGAGGCAATAAAGATAAAAAAGGAAGTGTTAAAACCGTATTTGTAAGCTATTTAGACTGCGGATTAATGGAATATATAACACATAAAATTAAATTGTTAAAATGACAAACCAACAACTAAAACAGAAAGCCATACAGGAGGCGTGGCGAAAAGCCATCGGCGAACAAAAATACAAGTATATAGAAAAGCATATCGATAGCGGGGGCTTTGCTAACAACGTTAATTTGCAACTCTCTAATGAAAGCATTGAGGCAAGTAAGTTCCAAAGGCACGCCAATAAAAGAGGCTTCATTCGGCTTGAATCACTGACAGGCATCGATAACAACAACGGATGGACACGGATAGAGCCTGACGGTAGTAATTTGCCTGTAGAGGGTAGATTAAAATCAGGGCGCCTTTATGAAGATGGTAAATTTGAAGAAATAGACGCGGTATATAACCATATTGAAGTTTTGAATGCGTTTCACTTGGCGTTAATCACCCACTACCGCCCCGTAACAGAACTGCCTAAACCTATATACTAAGATGGAAAAAACAGCAATGCAAGCTCATATTGAGCAATTACAAAAACACCAAGAAGAAGCCAGCACACAAGCTACTGAGTTTGCTAAAAGAAAATGGGATACATCTGCGGCATGTTCCGAGGCGATGGCTTTGGCATATTCAATGTTAATAAAAGATGCGTATGCGTTATTAGAAACCGAAAAGCAGCAGATAATCGATGCTTATCATGAAGGGCAGATAGTAATTATTGATGATTTTATGGAGGTAACTGGTACAAAAATTCAAGTTCCAGAAAATGACCGTGAAGATGCAGAACAATACTACAAGGAAAAATATGGAAGAGATAATTAAAATAGCAACTGAGGTATACGGTAGTAGCCCACTAATAAATGGACGTGTCAGAATGTCTGTTTATGCCAGAAGCGCTATATATTGGTTGCTTAGAAACGATGGTAAATCTTTAGATAGCATAGGTAAGTTTTTCGGTAAAGACCACGCTACAGTAATGCATGGATTAAGAAAGCATAATGACCTTATTCAATTTGATAAGGAATATAAAAACCTTTTTGATACATTCTATTCAAAGGTGCCAGGCTCGAAACATTTTATACCACATGACGTTTATATCGCTGGAAAGATTACGGGATTACATAACTACGCTGAACGTTTTAAAGAAGGTTGTGATAAAGTGCGTAAGTTAGGATTGAATCCCATTAACCCTGTTACCTTACCGCACAGGCATAATAAGTCATGGGAGGCGTATATGCGTGAATGCATTATCGCTATGCTTAATTGCAAATACATTTACGCCCTCAATAATTGGCAGGATAGTAAAGGCGCAACAATTGAGGTTAACTTGGCAATATCGCTAAATAAGACTATCATATATGAACCCGAATGACATTTACCGCCACTTCAACATTAAGCTAAACGTGCCGCCTGTTTATATTGGATGCCATAAACTATGCAACCGTATTAGTACAAGCGTGGGTATTCCTTACCTGAATAGGATAATAGGCAAGAAACGCACTGCTAAACTATTAAGCGACGTACTGGAATCAAAACAGGATAAGGTAGTGCGTAAGCTTAGAAGCGGCGGTAAAATAACTTTTTACGCTAAATAACGTGTAAGAATAAAATTGTAGGAAAAATAAAGTTTGCCCATTCCAAATCTTTTACTACATTTGCAATAGAGAACGTCTACCTCTATCACGATACTGGTTAACCTTAACCAAAAACAGCCAATAATGAACCGAGTAGACGCGGCGATTTATTGGCTTTGTTTTTTTATATTATTATGCAATATTCAAAATCACAAGAACTTTTTTTAAATGCCGTGCATGAGGGTAAAAACATATTCTTAACAGGTAAGGCAGGTACAGGCAAATCTACTGTAACCAAAAAAGCCATTAAACAACTACAGGATAAAGGTAAAAATGTATTGGTAGTTGCTCCTACTGGGATAGCCGCTAATAATATAGGAGGTGCTACTATGCATAGCACGTTTAGCTTGCCACCATTCGGCGTATTAACATACAAAGAATGTAATTACATGAAGCCTACTAAAAGGGCTGTACTGCAAAATATAGATGTAATTTTTATTGATGAAGTTAGTATGGTGCGTCCCGACATACTGGACGCTATAAACTGGACTTTAATAAAAAATAAGTGCAAGCCGCTTGCCGAATTGCAGATAGTATTAGTTGGGGATATGGCGCAATTAGGTATAGTTGCCGACGATAATATGATGAGTGTAATGCTTGAAAAATACCAAGGCACTACTTTTAGGCATTCACAAGTTTATAAGCAACTAAACTGTATTGAAATTGACCTTACAGAAGTTTTAAGGCAATCTGATACGTATTTCATTGATGCTCTTAATATCGTTCGTGAAGGTGGAAAAGCGCCATATTTTAGGCAATTCGTTTCAGATACTCCTAAAGGTATTGTTTTAGCACCTCACAACTCAACCGTAGAAAAATATAATATTGAGGGGCTTGCATCAGTTGAAAACGAAATGCATACGTTCACAGGTATTATTGAGGGCAATGTTAAGTTTACTGATTTTAATTTAGATCCGGTTGTAAAAGTAAAGGATGGCTGTAAAATAATGTACTTGGCTAATTCCAAAAACAATAATCTATTTAATGGCACTTTGGGAATATTCCGTACCGATGGAGAAAAATGTTTTATCGAAGTAGATGGGGTTAAATTCGCTATTGAGCCGATTAAGTTCACTAAAAAAGAATACGTTTTAAATACTAAAATACGCCAACTTGAACTCACGGAGATTGGCAGCATTACGCAAGTACCTATTAAATTAGCCTACGCACTCAGCATTCACAAATCACAGGGTCTTACGTTTGATGAAGTTAGCATTGACTTAAAAATGCCGTGCTTTGCGCCAGGGCAGATGTATGTGGCTCTTAGTAGGGTTAGAACTCCGAAAGGGTTAAGGATATTGATATGAGCCTTAAACCCTACCCACACCAACAAAAATCTATAGATGAGATTTTTTTAGAGTTTGAAACTCACGATAAAATATTGTATCAGTTACCAACTGGAGGCGGTAAAACTATCGTATTCACGTTTGGTACGCAACGATGGCTAAAAGAAAAAACAAGTAAAGTTGTCATACTTTGCCACCGGTCGGAACTTGTTAAGCAAACGTTTAAGGCTATGAATAAGCTGGGTATTATATGCAGTTTAGTAACCAAAGAAAACCGTAATATTAACCATAATTGCGATGTTTACATTTGCATGGTGGAAACACTTAATAACCGGCTTCAGAAAAACCCTCATTATCTTAAAAATGTTGGTCTAATTATAAATGATGAATGCCACATCTTAACATTTGAAAAGGTGTTCAAATATTTCCCCACCGCTAAAGTATGGGGTTGTACTGCTACACCTGTGTTATTAAAACGTATGACGTTCTTCAGGTGCAAACATTGCCGTGAGGAATATACGGCCGAGCAAGAGTGCTGCGGGGAAATAATAGACGAATGGGGTAAGCCCTATACAATGTCAGAAATTTACGAAAACATTGTTGTAGGCGAAAGCATACAGGCGCTTATATCCGATGGTAAGCTGGTACAGGAGATTAGCTATGTGAAAAACTACATTGACCAATCAAAATTAAAAGTTGACCATACGGGAGACTTTAGCGCCGAAAGCCAGGATGCGGCTTATTCTGACGACAACGCTTTATTCAACGTTCTTAAAAATTATGAGGAAATATGTAAGGGTAAAAAGACAATTATTTTTAACTCATCAAGTCATGCTAATTTATTAGTGTACCAAAAATTTAAGGATGCCGGATATAATATTCGTATGTTTGATAGCGTAAATAAAGAGGATTCAGGCAACCGCAATGCATTGGTTAAATGGTTTGAAGAAACGCCAGACGCTATCCTAACTAATGTGAATATTTTCACGACGGGCTTCGATGTAACCGATGTACAGGCAATTATATTAAACCGTGCTACACTTTCACTTTCTTTATTCCTTCAAATGGTGGGTCGTGGTGGCAGGTCGACTGAAAAGATATACAAAGACCATTTTATCGTCATTGATGGCGGTGGTAATATTGATAAGCATCAGGAATGGAGCGACCCTACAAGAGACTGGCGTAAAATATTCTTTCATGGCACATCAAAACCTAAGCCTAAAAAAGAGCCTATAGACGATGTAACCCCGTGCGATAGTTGCGGCTACCTTATCACAAAAAACGCTAAGGTATGCCCTGAGTGCGATTTTGAGATTGTGCCTAAGCCTAAAAAAGAAAAAGTAGAAGGTGAGGAAATATTAAAACCTATTCGGGAGATACCGCCACCCAATGGGGAAAAAATATACCAATACACCATTAAACATCAACAGGATATAAACTTTGCTTTTAAAATAATGATTGGGCAAATACTAGACCTTTTTTTGTACTACAGGGTTACAAAAGAACAGTACATTGCAGCCCGTGACCGAAAAGGTGAGCTCGATAAAAAGATTAAAAAAATGATACAAAAATGCTATTTCGTGCTGATTGCTAAAACGGATATTTCTGCAAGCAACAACCGCACAATAGCGTATTTAGTGAATAAAGTAAAATCTAAATTAGAAAAAATATATGGAAACTAAAATTAAATTATATGTAACTTATTATTCGGCAGGTAGTTTGCACGCTGGAGGTCTTGAACGCTGTGATGTTTGGTTTGATAAACCAATATTTGTTTATATAAAAAACACAAGAGATTGGGAGGACGAAGATATTCCATTTGGAACTGATAGCCAAAAACAAGGAGTTCAAAAATACGGTTGGGAGCATGATAGAATGAACAGCGGAACAGAGTATAAAAAAGTTTCCTTTGGTAAAGTTTTTGGATATGAATGTGGTTTAAGTGATTATGTTTGGAAAAAATTAATAGAGCATTTTGGAGACCCTGAATTAAGGCACTGGGCAGATATTGAGAAATCAGGCAAAAGCCAGCCGCAAGATTTTTGCTTAGAGCTTAATTTAAAACTTAATATTTTTGAAGATGGCGAATAAACCACTAATGTCTTTTTACGATAGTAAAGAGAGCCATGTCAAAAAAGATATTGATATTGATGCCTATGTAGGTATGGTACAACATGGCGCTGTACAGGATGCCGTTATTGAGGGTAGGCGCATAAAGCAAACAGGGGATGCTAAAGCTTATAGTGCTTACAAGGCTAAAGTCTCAAAATTAGTTACCGCATCCGCTGTTATGCTGCCAGGTTCCAAAGCTGCCAATAACATAAAGGAACTCAACGGGCTTATCGTTATTGATATTGATAAAGACCAGGTAACGCCTGAACTTTACCACGACCTGAAAGCCGATAAGTATACGTACATTATGCACCAGTCATTTGGGGGGGGGCAAAACTATTGCATATTCGTAAAAATAAATAAAGACAAATTTAAAGACAGCTTTAATTGCCTTGCGCAGTACTATTACGAAACATACGATATTACCATTGACCAGTCGTGCAGCAACCCTAACCGGCTACGCTTTCTTAGTTGGGATGAGGATATATTTGTAAATGATAAGTCCGCTAAATTTATAGCTAAGGATGTAAAGAAACACGCCGCCCCAAAGGAAATTAATTTCGTTTTCACACAGTCAGATTTTGACCACATCCTTGACCAAATTAAGCAACGGCAAATCGACCTTTGCAAAGAGGAATACCATCGTTACGTCCGTATAGGTTTGGCTTTATTTGATAAGTTTGGCGCTTCAGGAGAGGAATACTTCCACTTTATTTGCCAGTTTGGTAGTAAGTACAATCGCCAGGCAGCGGAAAAAGATTGGCGAGGCTTAGCTAAAAATGCTGATGGTAGCTGTAAAATCGGTACGCTTTACTATTACTGTAAAGAAGCCGGAATTACCATATACTCACCTAAAACTGAAAAGATAATCGAGCGTGTTGATATTGCTAAAAACCAAGGCAACCCCACGGTTGAAAGCATACAAAAAAACCTTTCAGTAGCCAATAATATAGAGTGCGACGCCTCAGACATTATACTGATTCAGGAACTTATTGACAGTAAAATTGACTTCACTAAATCACTATCTGCCGGCGACAGTGAAATTGAACAACTGGAGCGTTTTATCATAAACACCTATATGCCGGTAATTGACGAGATAACTAATACCACTTACATAAACGGGGATATACACCTAACAGATACCGAGACTAACGACATTTACATTAAAGCAAAAAAGAAGTTTGATTTTAACGTAAATATAGGCGACGTTCGTGTGGTTCTTAACAGTAATAGCGTAGGACGTGTAAATGCTTTAAAAACGTTTATAATGGATAATGAGGGGCAACCCACTGGAATAATAGAGGCTTATGCTAAGTGTATACACCCTCAATTAGATTATAACGTATGGGCTTTTAAAAAATGGATAGTTGGGGCTTTGCATAACTGGATGGCTTCAAAAGACGAAAAACTGGTTAGCCCCCTTACTCTTGTGCTTACCGGCCAGCAGCACGGCACA